ATGCAGGCTATGGATGGTATCCATAGTAAGTTTGGAAAGAAAAAATTAGGTGTCGGACCATGTTTTGTTCCTGGTCGGAACTGGTCGATGAGTAGAGATAAACTTAGCAGGAATCCTTTTAAGTGGGATGAATTATTAACTATAAAATAAAAAATTAAACTTTTACAAATTCGCCGTTTTCCTGTTTAATAAGTGCATTACCATTTTGATCTAAAACTGGCAAACCTAATTTAGATTGTAGTGAAGGATGTAATAATTTTTGGTCAACTATACCTTCATTAATAGCCTTTAAAAGCATATCTTTTAATTTTCTTTCATTATAAGTTCTGACACTTTCAGATCGTAAGGAAGAAATAATCAATTGAGATACTTTTCCCAATTTTTCATAATTTAAATCAACTAAATCATTATGTAATTTAGACAAAGATTCAATAATTGTATCTCCTTCCGTTACTGCAATCGGCAACCCTAAACTATCTACATCTTCTTTTGAAAAATAAACAATTTGAATTCGATTAAGTCTTTCTAATTTCGTATTGGTAATCAAAGCAAGAATAGCTTTCTCTATTTCAGCATCAGTACAATTTTCAACTGCCCAAACAGATAAAGTATTTTGAGAAGTTTTTAAACAAGTAGTTAAGGCATCGGCTCTGACAAAAGGTATAATTTCTGAATCCAGTGCTTTTTCTGCAATTTCCTCTTCAGAAGGCCATTTTGCTTTACTTATCTTTCTTACAAAAATAGTCATATTAAATTAACTACCTTTATTATCTTCTTCATACAATTCAACCAATTCTTTTCTATAGTCATCAATCCATTTTGGAGTTAACTTAGAGTGCTTCAGTACATTATTATATGATGGAAGCATTAATTTCTCTTGAATTCTTAATGCATATTCTTTGATTTCAGTATCTTTATGATTAAGAACGATAAGAAAATTAGTTAAAAATTGATGATCAATAAAATCAGGAGCAATATTACCTAAAATTTTTAAAATATTAAGAAGAACCTTTGTGTTATCAAAAGAATCAATAATCCATTGGCTAATTTGTTCTTGAACTTCAACTTTACTATGTTTATAAAAGTTGATTAATTCATTTTCAATAGGTGAAACATAATCGACTGGCACATCTTCATATCTCAGAAAATTATCAAATTTATTCTTAAAAATATCAAATTCTCTTTTAATTTGCTTTAAGCTCTCTTCCCCTATCTTTTGTTCTATAACAGTGGGGTCAGTAATACTAACTACGTCTGTATTTAAGTAATCTTTTAAAAAAGACTGTATCTTATCGGTTTGCCAAACCGTTTTTATTGTTTCAATCTCGTACTTAGTGATTATCTTTTTATGATTACCACTTTCATACATAGTATTATTAGATAAATTATTTGAATAGTTCATATAAAAAATCTTACATTGATTCTAAAATAAATTTCTTTGAAGCATTTATAAACTTTACTACATCCTTACTTGTAAATCTAAAAACATCCTTAGTAGATAACGTATTAACATCATAAACACTTGCTAGAGTATTTCGAGAAACTCCTGATTCATGAGTTACATAATCTTTTGAAACAGATAAATTTACCATTTCATTTAGTTCCGCCATAGCAAAACGAGTAACTTTTCTCGATCTATTCTCAATAACATTTCGATCTAATTCTTCTGAAGTACAATACTCGCGTAATGTAACCTCATTATAATCCTCCCTAATAAGAACTAGCCCCAATCTTTTTGATTGTTTATAGTTTATATATGGGGTCAGATCCGAAAACGATTTAAAAAACTTTTCAAATATACTTTCTAATTCCTCTATTTTCTCAAAGGAATTTAAAAATACAAGTGAATCATTTCTAATTTGGTAGGTACATTTTTGATTGCTACTAACCAAATCAATAAATTTAGTTATCTTTTTTGTTTGAGAACCATCCTGAGAATTAATCTCAATTAATTGTTCAGTTATTTCTTTTGGAAACAACAAATGATTTATAGCAAATTCTTTTACTAATTTATCAAGTGTTTCTGGCTTAGATTGAATGGGGGTTAAACCTCCATTTATAACAATTTGTAATTGGAAAACTTGATCGTTCATTGTATTGAAAGCAAAATATAATTAAGTTTTATTTTACAGAATACACTACATCTGAACAATCCCCCCCCTAAAATTTAAAGATTATTACCAATCAATCCTATAACTTACCTATAAACTTTTACAACTACCTCACTATACGTCGAAGTAACTGTGCAGTCTTGAGTAGAATGCACAGTAAAATTAGGTACTTCACATTGATACTCGATTAGCAATCCAGCCATAGAAAAATTGTTCTTGGCTTGGATTGCGCTCACAGATTTCAATGTAACGCTGACCTTGCATAATATTCAGAACTCGAACTAAAACTTTTTCTCCTTCTTTCCCGCGTTTGACCAAATAAGTTTTGAGTGCATTAAGAGTTGCCGGACCATATATCCCATCTACTGATAAATCTGGCCACCCTGCTTTACCATTGTTATTTAGGAGATTCAAAGCTCGTTGTAAAAGAGGTTTTGCAAATCCGGTACCGCAATTCACACCAGTGTCTAGAAGCTCTTCAGCTACTGCAGAAGAAACAGCATTTACTTGGTCAAATCGCGGAGCTGTCCAGTATTGCTTCTTGTAAATAGCTTTGGCCACATCAAGCGGCAAATCTTTCATATTGCCATTCCAGCCATTTTCACGCGCAACAGCTTGTGTGATGCCATATTTAGTTGCACCACCGCGATCAGCAAGATTATTTACATATCCACCTTCACGCTTAATTAACTCATCAAGATATTGTTCGATGTTCATTTCACTTTCCTTTAGACGTAAAAAAGCCACCCGAAGGTGGCGCAGTTTTTTCAAGTTGGTTCATGCTTTTATAGAAGCAATAATTACATCCAACTTCCACATTAAGATTGGCACGGAAAACAAAAGAATAAATGCAACTATTGTTTGCCATAAGCCATACTTTTCAATAGACACTTTTATAAGCTCCACTATTGGTTTAAAATGCTCCATATAGATTTACTTTCCTCTTACTTTCGTCGGTGGGTGGAATGAAAAACCCCGGTAGTTAGCGCTACTGGGGTTTTGTTTTGGGTATTAAAAAACCCACTCGATGAGTGGGTTTTGTTAAGTTGATTTTATTAGTGACGAATCAGACTACCTGAAATTTCAAGTACTCCCATCAATCGACTTGACTCCATCAGTGGGTGAAACCAACGGTCGCCATAATGTTGATTACCTGTTGTGTAGCTTATGGTTTTTAAATCATCACTAATGATTTCTCTATTAAGAGGTCCTCTTAAATCCATTGTTCGAGTGAGTTTTAGAACTGCAATATTGGTTTTAAACGCATATTCAGCTAAGTAGTGACCTTGTTCATTACTAAGCATGTGTATTGCACGATAGATTTTGCTTGTCACAAAGTTTTGGGAAATAATTGCATCTACCAGATCCTTAACCAAACCCAATGTTTCATTATCAAATAAAGAACCTTGAGCCTTCTTCTCTGCACTACTGTACATCGCAATCAGATGATGAACATATTCCACTGCAACAGGAATCATGTCATATGGGATTTCATCAATATGCTGAACATTGAAACGCTGATGAACTAATTTATAAGCATCGCTGTAATTCAAATGCTTAGTTTTAGCTACAAGAAGATTTACAGCATTGGTTAGGGGTTCACGTTCGGATTTGTGGGTTTTGGCAACTGGTGTGCCAACTTCTTTATCTAAAACATCAAGTACCCATTTGCGGAATTGCTTCGCTACAGCAGTGCGGGCAAACATTGCTATTAAGTGGCAACCGCGTAGTGAGAAAACTCGAACTTTCTTTTTTAAATTTCGTGTTTGTTTCGAGGTCACTGAATCAGTGACCTCGATATTCCCTGATGTCAAGGATTCGATGACTTGAGTCATTGAATCCGTGAATTCATCTTTATTCGAGTTATAAAGATTACTTACAGATTTAACACTTTTATAATCTAACGCCTGCGCCAACTCACCCGCCGTTAGGTAAATTTGGCCATTATCTCGAACAACAGGATTAAATTTCACTTCGTTAAAGCTTAATGCTAAACTAGACATGTCAATTTTTCCTTCTTAGAAAGTTGATAGAAGCCCCTTAGCCGTCCAAAGTTCAGGGGCTTTTTGACATTAAAAATAATGTCATTGACAGTAAGATACTACACCATTAGAATTAGTGTCAAATATTTTTGAGACATTATCATGAGTAGAGAGAAGCAAGATGATTGGAAACGCACACAAGTGCGAATGCCCCAAGATCAATATGATGATGTTGTGAATTATGCAGAACAAAACAACTTATCACTAAATTCTGCAATGCTTGAGCTCATTGACAAGGGACTAACTCAAGAGCAACAAGGTGTTGGAATGGGGCTTCCTCCATACTCCGAATATTTAAAGTCTATTGAAAAAACGGTATCAATTACTGATGACAGCATCGAAAAAATCGCCGAGAAGATTGTTAACCGCCTTAAAAAAGCACCCTAGGGTGCTTTTTTCTATCTTAATATTTCTTTTTCGCAGCATCCAATCCATCTAAGAATGAAACTACCATATCGGAAGGTACTTTGATAATCCGATCTTGTTGACCTTTAAGTTTTAGCTCAAAGCCATTTTTATTTTTTCTTAGAAATGGTTCTGACAATGATACTCCAACTATCTCACTTAATTTACAGTCCATATACCTATTAGAGCAGTCTGCATCTCGATCAATTTTCACAACTTCATGAGTATTTCCATCGGTATCATAGGCAATTTGAATATTCCCCCATTTACCTATGAATGATGTATTCAAATACAATTGACTTGTTAAAAGTTTCTTTGTTGTTGGGTTGTATGTCCCTCGCAGTAACATATTATCGAAATCTTTAGTTTTTATATTAACTATTTTTTCAAAACGATCAAAAATTACAGATGCAGAAGTGTCTTTTTGCTTCAGAGCACTTCCAAATAATTCAATATAGCTCCCCTCATCAGCCTTACTACCATCGGCTTTTAAAAACATAAATTGCGTAGATTCTGGTCTTAAAGTTAAACCTCCACTTAAATAATAAGTTTTACAGTCAGATGTTAATAATTTTGAGGCTAAAGCCCTATCATGCACATACGATTTATTATTAATAACAAATTCTGAATATCTAGTTGGAAGTAATCTCTTTTCATTTGTGCTGGTGAGCACGCCTGTTTCTACTACTTTGAATTTATTATTTTTCAACGATTCATAATTCTTTTCATTGCGTTGAATTCCAGCAAAAATATCCTTATTCGGATCAACAAAAAAAGAGTTAAGCACATATTTTTTTGACATATCTGTTAAAGAAAATTCACTTCCTTGCAATTTCTCATAACCACATTCACTTGCGTGAACGCTTGTTAACCCAAAAAATCCAGCACTCATTAGCCCTGCTGTTATAAATAGTTTCTTCATATCATCACTACAATGTAATACTTAATAAAATAAGAGCACCCATGCCATGAGTGCTCATGTTAATTACCAATCAGCATTAACTTTTTGTTGAGTTTTTATTTTCTCAGCCATTTCATCCGATGATTTATTTAATTCATCCATAATTATTTTAGCTGATGGATAGTCTTCAGTAATAGGTCTATTAGTTTCATTATATCGAACTCCACTAATTACCTGTGCTGGTTTATAGTGAGTAAGATTATCGTAACTCACTTTCATTTTCCCATCTTTTGTATCTACACGCACTGTGAAATCCACTCGATCACCAGCCGTAACAGTCATACAATCAGCAAACCCAGAACAACGGTATGGCATATTACCTTTGCCAATAATTGAACCCGTAGTCTTATCTTCATACTGAATTACTGCATTTGCCGAGCGAAAAGCTGTAGCAAACCATTGACGTGCGCCATCATAAATTTGCCCTTGCTTTAATCCATCTATTTGATAAACCTTTTCAAATTTTACAGGTTCTGATGGTTGCTGAGGTGTGGTAGCACACCCAACTAACCCAAGACCAATTAAAACCGCAGCTAATAATTTTTTCATGAATTCACCGTTTGTTATAAAGTGTACTAACTTTAACAAACTGGTTACTAAATGTCACATAAAGGAAAACCACCCGAAGGTGGTCGTTTCATAATATTGGTTGTCGATAGTTTTTCGTAGTAGTCAGCGGCTTGCAGTGTCAACAGGTAATTTCTCTCTTATACTTGATACTTCTAAACAAAACCTCCCGAAGGCGGCATTAGCTGTTTTCAATGTCTTTTCTGGCTTTCTTAAACTCTTTGATTACTTCAACGATCGTTTTACCTTCCTGTTTATCTATAAAATTAAAGATCCAACGGACTAAAGCCCAACCGGGTAAACCACAAACAAAGAAGAACCCACCTAGAGCAATCATCCCCCATACATCAGTAACCCATTCATGAAGTCCCCACTTCACAATAATGAATGAGCCGCCAGCAAGGCTTGATACAACAGTACAGATCAAACCAACTGCCCACTCTTGTGGTGAGCGAGGCATACGTGTCATCAATACAACTGCTGCCACTAAAGCGACCGCTAAAGTCACCATAATTGCTGCACCATAAAATTTTAAAATTGCTGTTAAACCGCTTGTGGAAACTGGTTCCATAAATCTCTCCAGATATTTTTAGACAATAAAAAAGCACCCCAATTGGGTGCTCATAGTTCTTTTAAGGTTTAAAGGGTTTGTAAGATTTTCCCTCCGTTAATCAATTGAGTTGTTAGAGGTGCCACCCCAACAATTGCAGGTCCACCCGGCCCCGGCTGGCCTTCCGTCGTTCCATGGTATTGCCAATTCCATGTTCCACCATTGGTAGACTTGGTACCACGTTCGCCCCATCCACCGCCATCACCCGATAATGGAGATCCATAACGGTCATTTTGGGTTCGGTAACCTTTACCGGGCACCGAAGCTTCAGCATCAGTGATTTTCATAACCAATAAATAACTCTCCAGATAGAGGCGATAATCTTGTGAGTCATTTGAAATCGGCTGTCCAGTCATTACCCGACCAAATGGTGCTCCAGCTCCACCGGGAACACCTTGAACACCATAAGACAATCCAGTGTAAATACCGCTTGGTGTTGCGCCGCCACCAGATCCGCCTCGAGCTAACGTCCCTCCATCAATAATCAGGTTTAGTTTACTGTGCCGGTTTAATAGACCGGGTGCTCCCTGAAAACCATCACGACGGGTTTTTGTAAAGTTGTAATCCGGATCGGTAGACCATGCACCAAATGCCAAATGTGGCAACCCGCCATCTCCACCACGTCCAACTACAGCACCTTTAATCGTCAGATTCACAACCAGATCAGGTGGAAACTCACCAGTATCAATAGCAGGTAATTCTGATGCAGCTGGAACGATATACTCTCGTTTTGCAGGACTAGAGTTATAGTCGAATTTATAGACAAATCTGGTTTCCGGTCGATAAGAACTTGAACTTGAAACTAGTGCACCTGCTTCAACTACAAAACTGATTTCTCCAGTCGTTGGCAAATCCCCTCTTTGCATCTGATATAAACGTGCCAGATTAATATCCAGCTGGTCATATCGAATGTAAATCGGTGAATCATCAACCGGCACATCAATAAAGTCCTTGTCATTGAGGTAATAACGTTCATCGTAATTAATTGCAGTAATGGTATTAGAGAACTGGTCAGCCGGTTCTCTTTTTGCAACCAGATAAGGCAGTGAGCCTTTGGTATCGTCATTAACTACGGTGTAGATAGTATTCACAAAGTCATCGGGACTAAGCTTTAAGGCCCCGTTCGGTAAACGCCCTAAAACTACTTTGTTCTTGGCTGAACCCGGCGTAACGGGAATCAGGTCCACGGTACCATCCCCCATTTGCAAATAAATCACATAACTCTTGCCTGCAATGAAATCGACATCATGGCTTAGGGTGAGAATTAAACCTTCTTGCTGTACCACCTCACCGCTTTGATGAATACCATTGCGATAATCAGCTACAGCGATCCGGTCACGTAAAACCAGTAATTCTGACTCAGGTGCCGCATCAAAGGTAATGGATTTGCGCTGGAAGCGAAGCTTGTTCCAAAGCCGGTACGCATTAAAATGAGCTTGCCACTTGTTACGCACACCTACAGATTTCACCTCTTTGGGGTTCTTGGCCCCTTTATCCGGTAGATAGATATTGATACGACTATCGTCGGCCGGATCCGTGTATTCATAGATCAGTCCATCGTAGTCATCCATCACGCCAAAGGTAAGATCATGCTTGTAACTATCAGGAATAATATTCCTGAAGTTAAATAGCATTACCGAGTTATCAGTTGGACGTTCAAAATAAAGCTTGAGCTTATTATTTTGACGATATGCAGTACAAAACACGGCATCACAAAGATTGGTGACCAGCTCTTCAAAAGACAGGTTTGTATCATCAATCGTAGTACAGAACTCAGCCGCAAGTGG